AACAAAATGAGTAGTTTATATTATGATAAAATATGTAGTTCTCTTTTTAATCTTTCAAACATCATTGTGAATTCTGAAGATGGAGATACTAATAAATTTAAAAGATGGAAATATGCTAAATATTTTGAATCTTTTGATTTATTGACTATGCTTTTCAGCTCAAAACTAAGAGTAGGACTAAAGGAAATGCAATTAACTATGCACTATCCAAATGTTCAAGAGTACGACGGAGATTTTAATTCGTTCTTACCAAATGACTCTATAGATGAGATGATAAAGTATAATATAAATGATGTTGAATCTACTACTGCACTTCTTTATAAATTACAAGATGATGTAGATTTAAGATTATTTATTCAAGAAGAATATGGCATAGATGTGCTATCGTTCGATAAAACAAAAATTGGAGAGAAGATTCTTGAGAAGAAATATTGTGATGCAATGCACATATCTTCATCAGAATTGAAAGGACAGGGGTCACCAATGGATTATATACCTTTAAAAGATGTAATTCTACCTTTCATCCAATACAAAAATCCAAAATTAAATGCTCTATTAGAAGATATGAAAAAACAAGTAGTATATTCTAAAGAGCGAAAAGGCTACGAGAAGAAGTTTGTTCTCTCGAACATGGTGTATTCAGTAGGAGTTGGTGGTATACATTCCATCAATTCTCCAGAGATATTCCAGCCCCATTCTGACGAGTACGTAGGGCATAGTGATGTGGCGTCTATGTATCCCTCACTCATTTTGAAATATAAATGGATTCCTCGACACTTGGGCGAAACTTTTTTGCAAGTATATTCGCAGATCTATGATGAACGAATTGAAGCAAAACATAGTGGTCAAGCAAAAAAGAACGATGTTCTAAAGTACGCTCTTAATGCTGTGACAGGAAAAATGCAACAAGAAGTTAGTTGGATGTATGATCCATTTACAGTCTTCAAAATACGTATCAATGGACAATTGATACTATTGATGTTAGTGGATCGACTATTAGAATTGGGTTGTAAGATTGTGCAAGTCAATACTGATGGTATAATGTATATTGCTCAGAAGACGAAACGTGATATGGTACAGGACGCCATACATGAAGTAGAGCAAATGACACGTCTAACTTTCGAATCTAACGACTATGAAGCGTTTTATCAGTACGCTGTCAATGATTATTTTGGTATCATTGAAGGATATTCACAATCTAAAGATCCAAAACTGATAGAAAAGAAAGGAATGTTTATTACTAAAACAAGTTTAGGAAAAGGCTTAACCCCTGTAGTAATCCCTAAAGCTGTGATAAATTATTTCTTAACTGGTGAATCTGTTAAAGACTATATTAAGCGACAAACAGACATCAAAGAGTTTCTTATGGGCCAAAAAGTCGATAAGAAATTCAAAGTACGTCATGGAAATACATTTCTACAACGCATAAACCGTTATTACGCAAGTACAAACGGTGCTTATCTATTTAAATATGACGATGAGAAGGAAAGCAATATGCTAACTAAATCAGGCGTTACTATTTTAAATAGATTAGACAATATTCCAATAGAAGACAGAAAAATCAACTATGCTTACTATATTAGTGAAGCACAAAAAATAGTTAATGATTTTGAATGTCGACAATTGGAGTTATTTTCATAACCACTTGTTAACCTAAGAGTATAAGAGATGATTATTGAAATTTATCCGAATCTACTAGATTTGGATTCAAACTTAAATCTCAATCAGATTGTATTCTTAAGTATGGTATTGGATAAGAATCAAAAATCTAATCAAGACGTCCAAAAGATTGTCAGCCTAATCAGTGACGACGAAATATCATACTTAATCTCTCAGGGACTTATTACTTCGATCACGACAAGTAATTCAATTACATATCAACCAACAGATAAACTACTAAAATTTCTTAAACCTAAGAAACAATGGTTTGATTTATTTTATGATATGTACCCAATTTATGTTATAAGACCAGATGGGTCAAAAGCTTATCTGAGAGCAAACATAAATAAATGTCGTAAATTATATGATACATATGTTGGCAAAAGTCAATCTATGTCTGAACACATTAACAACTGCTTAGATTATGAAATCAAGAAGAAAATGCGTGAAGGAAAACTATCATATATGAAAACGATGTGGAGATGGTTAGTAGACCATCAATGGGAAGAAACTGAAGAGGAAATGTGCGATGTTAACAACAAGCAGTTAAACAGTTATGGGACAGAACTTATCTAATGTTGTAAAACCAATGTCTCAAGTAGCTCAAGAGGCTATTGATTACATTGCTGGTAGACGTGACCATTCGGTTACATCATTAAAAACCAGATGGAATAAGATAAATAAACAGTGTATGGGAGGTATAGAACCGAATACAGTGTTAACTATAGCTGGCATTTCTGGAAGTGGTAAAAGCTCTTTTGCCAATTTACTACAATGCGATGTGATTGATCTTAATCCTACAGAAGATGTAATTGTTCTTACTTTTTCTTTAGAAATGGTTGGATTTAGGC